CCTAATTGAAATAGATCTAATGTCATTAATGAGCTTATTAAGCTCACTAGAAACTTTAGATCTTTTAAGATTTGCATTTCTTCTTCTAACTCTGACCATGTTATATGTATATGTATATATGTATGTATAGATTATAATAAAACTACGACTACTATTTTGTATAATTTTGACTCCCTACCTAGTCAATTTCAGTAAATTTGATCTTCTCTAACTTATTGATATATCCGACCTCATCTAGAATTTCCAACAGCTGCGAGTACTCAGGATGGTCTTCCAACTCATCCATGAATCCTATCAAGTAGCATCGGAATTCAAGTTCATTCTTAGGTTCGGTATGGAGTATATTCATAAGCATCTTTTCCGCATTCAAGGGGTAAGAGAAACCGTTAGTGTAAAGTCTACTACAAAATTCAAATTCTGTAGGACAATCCTCGTAACCGGTGCATCTCATACCATACCTCTTATAAATTGACAACGCTTCCGGACTATATTGCTCTATGCAATCGTCTCCAGCAGTTATACAAGAATCACTTCCAGCCAGGGTGGCCAGAATAGCTCTCATACGAGAATTACCACAACTCGTGTTGTAACCCCCGGAGCACTTGATTCCCTTATAATTAGCATGTACCAAAAGTCCGTCAGAGAATTGGAACAAAGTCCAAGACTCGAGAACGCCTTTAATGCGCATGAAATGGATCCATTCGTCAGAAGGATCTATGACTAATTTAATAGCCAACTCAACTTCTTCTTGAATCATCCAATCAGAGACGCCCCAATCCCATCCACTCATATCCGAAGATATTGGTCTGGTCATGGTGTTGTAAACATGATTATAAACACAATCATTGTCTTCTTTACAGAAGCCCATCCCGGGTTTGGATGGAATTTTCCACCAATTTCTTATTTCACCTTTGGTGATGAAGGACTTGATGATCATTTCAATGATTTTGTCGACAATGGAGACAGACATAATAATACGTTGTCTACCTTGGTCTAACTTCTCCCTCAAATGTGGTTCATCCTTTACAAAAATTCTAACAGGGTCCATCAGGCCGAGTCTCACCCTAGTTGTAGGGGACATCTGGTTGACTTCATCTGTGGAATATTGTAAGAACAGATCTAATCTTCTAAGTACACACTCGTTAAGAGCTTTCCCCAGTTTATCAAAAAGTTTGCCATTTTCATTGGCAGACATCATATAAGGAACTCCTGGTCCGGAGCTCAACTTTATGATTTTCTTGAATTCTTCAATCTGTTCGTTGTATATTGTTTTGTCGTATGTTCGTAGATATTGCGGTAAGTCAAATTTTAAATATTGTGGAATAAGCTTTTCATAACATAAATCCATTTCTTCCCTAGTCGGAACATCACCCATTATTTTTCGGTCACATTGGATGATAAAACCTTGCTTTTCTGCAGCAGGTCCCCGAGGAGGGTGTGCATACTTGTCAAGTTTCGGGTCAATTCTACAGGCATGTTTCCACATGTCTGAGTTTTCGCGGGTTTCTTTACCATATCCGTGAAAGAATGCATCGGACCAACCAACTGATACTGAGTTTTTGGAGAACTCTTGAGGTTCTTCAAATTTGATGTAATCCCCCCACATTTCTGTGGGGCTTGGGAGTTTAAACGGCTCTCTCTGGTGAGTAGTTCGCAATATGAAGTTTTAACATTTCTGTCAACTCCATCAGCTATAACTTCGGCGGTCTCCTTATTGGGTTTCCT